ACCTGCGGCTCGAAGCGAGATATATGCCAAGTAGTTCAAAACCTTAAATCCATTGACTTCGATACAGATATCACGGAATATCTCGTCCGCTTCCTTCTGAGTATATATTCGAGGTCTTTTCATATCAGGTTTTACTTCTTTTAATGTAGCATACTTGTAGAGATAGTCATGAACGAGGCCACCCATCAGTAGAACACCAGTAGGAGATAGCCACATTGCGAGGAACTTCGGTACTGAGGCACCATCAAATTGAAAGCCCTTGGGGACGACAAACTGTTCACCTTTCAGTGTAAAGTAGAAATCATCGCAGATCTCCCATTGTCGTACTCCCATGAGCCACATCCAGATACCTTTAAAGAAACCTTTTCCTTTTGTTGCAATCGGAATTGGTTTCATGTGGGGCATTTCATCGTAGGAAAATCCTACTCTTTCTTTAGGTTCTTTATCATCAAGTAAATTAACGATAAAACCTACTAAAACAATAGCAGCAAATACAACCCACTGCCAGAACGTAACTGCTAGGTCGAGAATCATCTCCAACATAAGCTAAGCTCTATAACGACATTAGTCGTCCTTGACCATTTCTAGGTCCACTCTTAATGTGGCATTAGCAAATGCAAAGCATATACTATGCCACTTCATAAAACCAAAATCGTCGTACTCATACCAAAATGTAGGTATGAAGTAAAAATGACAGTTTCGGTCCAAATTTTGAAACTCAAAGTGTGTGTGTATCACACTACTATCTCCTCTAAATTTGGTGGAAAATAATTAGGACCTTTCAGTACCTTACCATCTTCTCGGTAGACGGGCTTACCATCTTCACCAAGTTTAGACATATTGCTTTCATGAACCTCATTAAAGCACTCATCTAGGTCAATACCAAAAGCGTGTCCCGCTCCATATACGACATAGAGAAGATCTGTAAGAGCATCCGCTACTTCTACAATATCGTTATTAGATAGTGCTAACTCTAGTTCCTCAAGCTCTTCTGCTATGAGATCCACCCGAAGGTCTTGAGTTTCTCGATCTCGAAGTGTGGGTTCACAATGTACTTCTTGGCCGAATACTTCCATAAAGTCTCCAACCAACTCAAATTGTGTAATGTTAACGTCTCTTACTTTCATCTCTTTGCCTTTTTCGTTCCCGAATGCGAGCGGCAGCTTTCGCCTTGTTCCGCTTCGCACTACCTTTTTCGTAGTATTGCTTTTCTCTCAAACCAATTAAAGTTTCTTTTGTCTTACGCTTTAATGTTCTGAGTGCACTATCTACATTATTGTTTTTGACTCTAACTCTCATCCTTCACCTTTTTAAAGGGGCTTCCCCAAACGTCTAAAGCGTTTACACGTTTGAATCGCTGATTGGAATCGTTAGTTTCAATCGTTAATACCACGTTCTTGCCCTTTCTCCAAGCATCAATTTGATTGAGTGCTCGTTTCATAGGGTCTCGTTGTTTTACACCAATAGATGAACGCCGTTGTCCTTTGCTCATCGTTGATTCTTTTTTCTTAGCCATTAATCCCAGCCTCCGTAATCTTCATCAGTACCAAAACCAGCAGATGCAAGTGCATCGCCGTCCCAGTCAAAAAGAGTATCATCATAGTCTTCATCGAATAATTCATCTTCAAAGACTTCTCTTAGGCTAGGATCCTTGGTTTCAGGATCATTTCTTGTAAAAAATGTGTTCATTTATTCTCACCGTTTCTCGAAAAGAATATGCCCAGAAAGGCTTTCTAATGTAATTAGCATGATACCAAAGAGCTCCTTCCGTTACGTCTGGGATTGTACCAGAGTAAACTTGAATGGCTACATCAGTAGCAGTACTATAATCTTTTACATCTTTCGGTTGGTCAGACTTGCCGTCACAATACCAACTAAACTGACATATTTTTCTTTTCTGTTGTTTAACAACATCACATATATTATTAGGGAACAATGCGCTTTTAACTCTATTAAGAGTAACCTGCGCAATAGCTACTTGACCAACCCAAGGCTGGTCTCTACCTTCAAAGTATATATTTTTTGCAAGACATTGTAGACCTTTAAGTCTAGTATCTTCTGCATATGTACTCGGGCTAAGTGCTAGTGCTAATATTATTGTGACTTTCTTTGAAATACCCATCCGCGATCCTGTAAGTATTTAGCCTGTTTTACACAAGCATTATAAGATCTATCAGGAAAGTACTCCTGAAGTTCTAACTCATTAGAAAGATAGTACACCTTTCGAAGTAGTTCTCTTTCTTTGTGAGACCAAGGCCGTTTTGTGTATACTTTCATAATCTTCCTTTCACAACTTATAGATATTATAGTCGAAACAACATCGAAAGTCAAGAGTTATTTTTAGCAGTTCACAAAGAGATATTAAAAAATATTTCTTGACATTCTTGTTAGTTTCGATTATAATATACGTTAATTCATGCAGCCTTGCGTCAGCAAGTTGAGTATTTTATGGTTGACCCAGTATTTTTGTTTATAGCTTTCTTTTGCATTGCAGGAGCCTCATACACTAGCTGGAAGTCGGGGCATGCAGCAGGGATAGAACATACTCTTGCCTATCTGGAGTCAGAGGGCATCATCGAGTTTGATCCTGAAGAGGGATAGAACTCAAACTAAGACCGAGTACCGTAAGGGCTCAAAGAAGCATACCGAAAGGATGCTAGGAGAAAATAATGACTAACCTTAACGAAATAGAAAAGTTTTTTGTCGGTTTCGACAACTTACGCGCGTTTCCTCATCAAAAAACTGTGGACTACCCAAAGTTCAACCTCTCCAAAGTAGGAGATCAATTTCTAATTGAAATGGCGCTACCAGGGTGGACTAGGGAACAAGTGTCCTTGACTCTTCATAAGAATCAACTTCTTATAAAAGGAGAGAAGCAACCCTCAAATGAAAAGGACCAGTGGATTCACAAAGGTATCTCTAGTAAAGGTTTTGAAAAATCTTTTAATTTAGACGCAGACCTTGAAGTAGTGGAAGCCGTAATGAAAAACGGGCTACTGTGCGTTACCTTAGGGTATGTAGAAGCAAGTAGACCCATTGCGATAGAAGTAGCGTAACCGCAAAAGTTAAGGGGCTTCGGCCCCTTATTTTGGTATTTATTATGTGGCAATTTTTTGCAATGACAACATTAGTTCTAGCAGCCTCCACCTATGGATTGTGGGATCAAAACCTCAAACTGCAAAAGAACATAGCAGCACAACGAGTAGCTATTGAACAGCAAGAAGAAGCGTTCAAAGAGCTACAACTTCAAACAAAGCAACAAACAGATGCTTTAATGGGTATGCAGAGAAAAAACCAAGATATCGAAAACGAAATGGCTCGATATCTTGATATTTTCTCTCGACATAATCTAACTAAACTCGCCACCGCTAAGCCTGGCCTGATAGAAAAAAGAGCTAACAATGCAACCAAACAAGTATTTGAATCTATCGAAAATGATAGTCGCGACGTCGATACTCTTGATGACGGGGTGCAGCTGGCTCCCGAAACAACCGGAACCGGAGATAATAACAGTAACAAAGCCAGTACGGATAGAGATACTGCAGCCGGATCTTCCTCGGGAGATTAATCTAAAAGAGCCTACTTGGTACGTAGTCTCAGATAAAAACATAGACGAGTTTCTAGAACGAATTAAAAAGGAATCTGGAGGTAATGTTGTATTCTTCGCCATGTCCGTGGGAGACTACGAGCTGATGGCATACAACATGCAAGAGATTCGCAGATATATTCGTGAAATGAAGGAAGTAGTCGTGTACTATAGAACAGTTACAACATGGGACGATGTAAATGAAACAGAGGACTAAGAAAAAAGTCCTAGCGAGGTTGGAGGAGCAAATGAACAGAGAAGAAGTATTTGAACAATTAAAAATTGACGAAGGAGTAGTGTATGAAATCTACAATGATCACCTCGGGTATCCTACCTTTGGAGTCGGTCATCTTATCCAAGCAGGTGACGAGGAATTCGGAAAACCAGTTGGAACTCAGATTAGTGAAGAAAGAGTTAGGACGTGTTTCGAGCGAGACCTTGATCTTGCCATCAGCGAATGTGGAGCTTTATACGGCGAACGGGAGTTTGGAGAATTCCCCGACGAGGTCCAGCAAATCCTGGTTAATATGATGTTTAACATGGGTAGAACTCGTCTTAGTAAGTTTAAAAACTTCACCTCTGCATTAGAGGAAGGAGATTGGAAACGTGCTGCAGTGGAAGGACGAGATTCTCGATGGCACAAGCAGGTAACGAACCGCGCCGAACGACTCATGTCACGAATGGAAAATGTTACGAGTTAACTTGTAAATATTTCTTGACTTAATTAGCTAAAACCGGTATAATATGTCCTATGAATATATTTATACTTGATGAAAATATCGAACTATGTGCAGAGTATCATATTGATGCACATTCAGGCAAAATGCAGCTAGAAGCTGCTCAGATGCTTTGCACTAATCACTGGGTGGATAAATACTTAGGGTATGTACCAAGAAAACTTACATCAGAAGAGTGGGCTATCCTTAAAGAAGCCAAAACAAATCCTACCAGAGATTTTCCTTATCTCCCTACTATGTACAATCATCCTTGTACGATTTGGGCTAGAGAGTCACAGCAAAACTATGAGTGGCTCTTCTGCTACGCGATGGCTCTCAACGAGGAGCACATTTATAGGGGTGGAGCAAACCACAAATCTTTCGATCAAGTGATAAGTAAGTTACCCGATATGGAGCATCTTCCTAGTACGGGTCTAACACCTTTTGCTCAGGCAATGCCAGACGAGTTAAAAAGTGATAATGCAATAGAGTCCTATCGTATGTTTTATATGAAAGATAAAGCGGCGATAGGCAAAGGGGCCACTTGGAAAGTGCGTGGTAAACCTTTCTGGTGGGATGAGAATATTGCAGATTACGAAAAAAGAATATCAGGACAGAAATGAAGAAGAATATAGTTGATTGGGCCGGAGAAGCCAGAGGTAACTCAGACGTAATGTTCACAAGACTCTCTATTTTAGAAAGATCTTATATACAAGATCTGGAGAATAAAGTAGATATCTGGAACTCTACAATGATGAAAACAATATTAGAAAGAATGGATATCGAAGACTGTGTAATGGCCCTAGTATACGAATGTGCCAAAAAAGATTGTAGACTGACAGATAT